GGACCACTTGATGCCCGGATACACTTTTGGATACAGCTCTTGGCTCTTCCAAATAAGTTCTCTCAGTTCCTCGGTCGTCTTACGAAGCAGCAACCCGCTAAACTGTGAGTGTGTCATGTAGCGAAGCGGATCAACCAACATCGCGTAAGACTTGCCACCACCGGCTGCGCCACCGTACAGAACCTCTCGCTCACCTGCCGCTAGGAACTCAGTCTGCGGTCCTTCGTTGGGTGCGAAGATGACATTCTGTTCTTCAACAGGTACAGCTTCGACTACTGGCTCAGGTTTCGGCTGGGCTTTCTTTCGTGCCGATGCGGGTCTTTTCGAGGGCTTCCGCTTTGGCGATGGCTTTTTCAGCGTATTCGGCCCATCTCCTAAGAGTTGCCGCTTTGCTTTTTCTAGATCGGTCATTCAACAGCCGCTTACGTAATCCGGTGTGAGAGATGTATCGACCTGTCTTTGTGTAGAGCCACTCAGCTACCTGCCGGTATGAGTATTGCTTGACGTAGTCCTTGGCTAGTTCCAGTGCAGCTAGTTCAAGAACCACCGGCTCAAGTATGTCCGGGTCTTCCTCACTCTTCTTGTAACCATACGGAACAGTCCGAGCGATCCGAGGTACAGCGATATATTCTCCGTCATCACCCTTCACATCCGTAGGCTGCGGGAGCTTGTACCGGGGTAGATTAGTCTTCCGCATCTCTCTTCGGCGGCAGCAGGATTACCCCGCCACTCGCTTCCACTGCGACCTTCTCTGTTTTGACAAGACCTGTGCGGTCCAGAATCTGATTGGCAGCGGCGAGTTTATCGCGATTACCCAGTGCAGTAGGGTCATCTACAACGCCGACCATCGCCATTGCAGCACGCGGGGCGTTCCGTGCCAAGAAGGTTTGTGTATGCTCCAGCAGCTCTTCTTTCAGAGAGTTCGTGACTTCGCCAATGGTGGTATTGTCTGAATACCCAGCCATACGCATAGCAGTCCGCATATCCCCCATAGCGTCCTCGAACAGGACTGCTAGGAACTTCTGCTGTCTCTCTGTTAGCTGTCTAGCCATTCTCGTTCTTCCTCAGTGTACGGCCACATCACTCGTCGCCTATTCGCATGCGGAGAGCCGCCTTCTGCGATCTTGCTCCCACCTGCACCGCCCATCTCGAATCCAACATCTGCCTGCTGGCTTCGTCGAAGTCTCCTTCGTGTATCGCCGCCCACATTTTTTTGAATTTGAGTAGCCGCGGCACACCCATATTAAATGCCATATCCATAAGCACCATTTGCCGGGTGGCAGAGAGTTCGGAGACGCAGGAATGATGCCGTAGAAGCTCTTCTTCCACGATCTCGATGTCGTTACAGGCCAGATATACGGCATCTGCATACTCTAATCCGTGTTCGTAAACTGCTTCGATGTTGGGGAAATCGAGGTGGGCCAGCTCCTCGTCGGTAATGCCTCGGTCCTCTAGGTTTCTACCGATGCCTACCGTGTCGATGCCCAGCGTGTCTTTGTAGACGTTCTTACGATATCCCTCGTGTTCTACGAGGCACTCTACAAAATCTTCGCGCGAATACTTCATTGCTTACCCTCGTGATTCATCCACACAGCAAAAGCACCAGTCATCGCACCAGTTACGACGCTAACTAGACCAGCTTGGGCGTTGGTCGGGTCGGAAAGTGTCATGAACCATTCCACTACGCGCCACGACATGATCGTCATTACCAGCATCATAAAGCGGGGTAGGAGCTTCCACTGGAGTACTTGTTCTGCGCTCACGATTGATCCTCGCTTGTTCGGGGGTCGTGTGATCGTGCATGTCCCACATGACGAACATTATTTTTTCTGGAAGAACTTGGTGGCAGATCGCACCCCAAAAGATGCGGCAACGATGACTCCCAAGCTGTATTGATACCAATCGGGCATCTGCTGGAGCTGCGCGAAGCCTTGCTCGACAACGCCTTCCATACCGGGGATGAACGCAAGAATGAGAGGCACGGAAAACAAGATGACAAGCCACTCGTCTTTCCACGAGTGCTTGCTGCCTTCAGCCATTGTGATGTCCCAGTCGAGTTCACCGGTAGCCTTCTTTTCCATGATGGTCGCTTCGGCTTTCGCCTTTGCGACTTTTGCACCAGTCTCGGCTTTGGTCTTCTCGACCTTGCCTTCGAGCCACGTACCGGCTAGCTGGGTGATTGGACCAATAAGGAGATTAAGCATCAGGCTTTCTTCCTGTAGGAACGAGTCTTCTTAGCGATCTTCTTAGGCTGCTTAGAATGCTGCTTGCCCTTTGCAGTATCGCTTCGCTTCTTGCGTGAAGTGCGCGCATATTCCGCAGCAGACAAAGCCTTGATCGCCTTCTCAGGGAGATAGCGTTCTCCTGTAGCTTTCTTACCTTGAGTAGAAGGCTTTCCACTTTTGGTTCTCCACTTTTGTTTCGTCCAGCTATCCAGACTCTTCTGAGATTTTTTCTTCGGCATTAGATCAAGCCTCTATGAAGCATCCCCCAGTAAAGCAGCCCACCAACAGCAGCCAGTCCAACAAGGACAAGTGCGCCCCAAGCAAGCCCTTCAATAAGTTCTTGCCGCTTCTTGGCGGCTAACTTCTCTTCGACCTGTCGCGACTTCCGCGCCTCGGCCTGAAACTTCTGCCAGTCGTTCCACAGACCACCTCTGCCGTAGAGCTGCATCATTGACCGCAGTTCGTCTTCGTTCTTTCTGATCTGCTCCAGCGCCATGAACTCTTCGAACTCAGAAGTGTCCTGCGTCTTCTTGAACAGACCGCCTTTCTTCTTCTCACCCCTGCGCCGCAGCTCCTCCTTCGCGAACACGAAGTCGTTGATGGCCTTACCTGCAGAAGCCAGCTCCTTACCGTGTGCAACGGTCGTAGAGATAATTTTGAATGCCGCATTTGCGGCAGCAAGCTCTGCAAGCATGCGGCGGTTCTCCTTAGTAGATTTTCTGGCGTCCCTCGGTGACGAGCTTAGGGAGACAGTAGGCGGTGATTGTTCTGCCTTGTTTGTGCAGTGTCTGGGCGTACCAGACGCATTCTCTCAAATCTCGAAAGTACAGATCGTTGCTAACTAACCGCCTATCCTCTCCTATCCCCACGTAAACGAAGAGAAGGAAGGCATGTATCATCAGTCTCTGTAGCCGCCCCCGGCTTTCTTGTACTGCTGCGCCAGCATCTGAGCCTTTCGGGCTGACCACTGACCGGGCTTACCGCCCTTACTGCCAGCTTTGATCTTGTTGAAGAGACGCTTACGCATGGTCGGCTTGGTGTAATTACCAGCCTCATTGACCCTACTTTTTGCCTTTTTTGGCGCGGCTTTTTTTCTTGGCGGCATCAGACAAATCCTTGAAGTGGAATACCTTCTTGGACGCCTTCGACATGACCTTGCCGGTCATGATCGTGCCGTCCTTGTGCTTGTGAATAGCACCCCGATACGGAGTGCCATCCCGGAAGTAATGAACACCAGCAGCCATCAGGCTTTCTTATTGTCCCTAGCCATAGCCTGAACCATTCTCCGTTGACCCGGAGTGAGGTTCTCCATCACAGAGCCACCAGCGGCATACATGTGCTTCTTGCCGTTAGCCATGCCGCCCTTCATCATCTCAGGACGCTTCTTGCCGTATCCGCCACCCATCATCTTGGGCTTCTTACGAGTGCCTTCTGCGTTCATGGCATGGCGAGGATCGCCTTTGTGCCGATAGCCGTTCTTCTCGTAGAACTCATCGAACGCCTTCATCTTCGATTTCGGAGTTTTCATCACCACTTCACCTTATGTGACCAGTATTTCGCCGACAGCTTGGAGGTCGGCTTGCCCTGTGCGTTGTGCCTTGCGTAATAAGACTTCTTCCGAGCCTTATCCTTCTTGGTCTTCGGATTCTTGCCAGCGCCACGCACACCCTGCTGACCAAAACGAATGAGCCGTACCTTGTCGCCTTCCTTGGCTAGTACGGCATGCGATTTCTTGGGATGCTTGGGAGTTCTCTTCGGTTTGTTATATCCGGAGAACTTCTCCCCTGCCTTCTCAACAGTCATGTGCCTTCGACCTCTTCGCACCTATACCCAAGATGCGCCTGTAGGTTCGGCCACATCTCAAGGATGTCGTCTTTCATTTGATGGATACGTGCTACGCAAACTTCGTTTTCTTGGTACGGACCACGCCTATCGTGAAACTCAACACAGTCGGTGGGGTCAAAGAAGTTGCAGACGACCAGTACGGCCTTCAGCATTGCCATGTCAGGGTTCTTTCCAGCCCTCTGCGATCATCGCGGCTTCTACGTGATCGAGGCTGTACTCTACACCTGTGTCTTCGCGTATCTTGGCACGGACATAGAACACATCCGAATGCGGATAGTTCAGATTGGTGTCAGCTCTGTGGGCTTTTCTGTAGAAGTCTTCAAGTACGGATAGGTATACACGATTCTTCTTCATTTGTCAATAGTGATAAACCACTTCAACCTCGATACAGAGGGGAAGGGGAAATCTTCTGGTAATGGAAAGGGAGTACAGGCTTAGCGTTCCCATTATGAGTAACGCTACAGACCCTACATAAGTATATGTCTCATGTAGATGTCTTTTTCATAAGTAACTAATTAACAGTCTTATTGTTCATTTACTTATGTAGTAAGTTATACTCGGCTAGAAACTGATGTCAATGTATTGTAAATAGAACTCATGCCAATGTTTCAAAGCTGCTTCGTTAGCTCAACTGGATAGAGCAACGGTCTTCTAAACCGTAGGTTACAGGTTCGAGTCCTGTACGAAGCGCCACCTCTCTATAGACACAGTGGTTTCCAGTCAAAATACCTGATCTGTGTACGATACCATGATACGTAACGCTGGGAGGGGCGGTGGCCCATGCCCAGCCCTTGTGTAAGCGCGTTTCTGCGCCTGCGTGGCGCGTGGTGACCCGTTGCATTATGCCTGTGACTCACCACGGATGCCTAACCCGCTGAAATCACGCCGAAAGAGCCGGTCTGACAGGTGATCATAGATCAGTTTGACCACCCATTCCGACACAGGAATCTTAATTCCTGCCGAGAAGATCGGTTGAAGGGATGGAGCATCCTATCACCAGAAGCTCCTTAGAGCTTCTGACAGTTGGAACTGTTCCAAGTCGTCTAATAGCCCCAGCTAGCTAAAGCTACTACCCCCCATTAGAGCTGGGTCGGTTGGCTGAACCATTAGACCTCTACCAAAGGCCCTGAGTTCTTACGAAGGGCCTTTGGAATAGAGGTCTTAGAACGGCAATCCAGAAGGAGAATCTGCCATGACGAAGTCAACCACCGAAATCCTCAACTCCACCTTCGGTGAGGTCGAAGATCAGTCTTTCACTTACGCCGAGGCGCTGGACCACTACACGGTAGTGGTTCGGCAAGCCACTTCCGTTGGGTCTGCTAAGACCCAGCAGAAAAAGCTCCTCGACGTTTCGACGTTCCTCGTCAAGCTGCACGCTGAGTTTGGTGGAGACACCAAACTGTACGGGGCTTGCATTCGCAAAGCCGGCTTTTACAAGCCGCTGATGAAGCGGTTCGGCAAGTCGGCCAACTCGGAAGCATCCAAGATGCTTTGGATTGGTGCTGTAGCACCAACTGTGCAGAAGTTCATCGAGGCCAACGGCAAGACTCACTTCTGTGAGTCGACATCGCCGACTGGCTTCGTCAAAGCGTACAATGCTTGGCTTGCCAAGCAGACGCAGGACTTTGACGCCGAGGGCATCGTGATGGCTTCAGCCATCTCGGAGAAAGCTCGGAAAGAGGCTCTCGACAAGCTGTCCAACCCACAGACCGAGCCTGAGTCACCCACCGGCTCTGAAGAGCCTGACGCAGTGACCACGCCGTCTGAGCCAGAGGTCGAGCCGAAAGCCGAAGCACCACAGACTCCTGCGGCTTCTAAAGAAGCTCCTGCACAGTCTGAGCCGACCACAAAGTCAGACACGCCTCCTACTGCTGAAGCAGTAGCCGAGCAGTTGGCTGACATCATCGGCGGCTATGGCCTCGATCAGAAGGACATCGCCAACGTCCTCGCCATGCTCACCGACAAGGTGCAGCCGAAGGCCGCTCAGGTTGTCAGCAAGGGCAAGGTGAAGGCGACTGCAAAGCGGAAGCCTGCCGCCAAGAAGGCCGCTAAAAAAGCAGCGTAAGCTGCTGGCAATAGCCACCACACACAGCCTCGACAGCTTTGCTGTCGGGGCTTTTTTTGTGCCTTTTTTTCGGCATCAGCCCTTTAGGGCTGTCAGTTGGAACTGTTCCAACTCTCCTCCCGGCCACGCCGCAAGCGCGGATCAGCCGGACGTTTTCATCCCACAATCCGGAGGATTTCCGAATGAACTTTCTCGATCAAGCAATCTGCGTCGTCGGCGGCGCGCTGGGTGGCTGTGCTGTCGCTGATGGCCTGCTCACCCTCGTAGAGGGCCAGACCTTCAACGGCTGCTTCATGCTGGCACTGGGTCTGACCCTCGTAGCAACGACGATCTTCGTCATGCACCGGAGGGCGCTATGACCCAGATGTGGCGCGTCAAGCTGGCAAAGCGGGATGGTCTGTTCAACGACCGCTTTGCCATCCGTGTATGGGCTGACACCGAACATCACGCGCGCGGGATTGCCTATGGGCGACACCGTGACTGCGTAGTGCTGGGCAAACCCCAGCCGCAAGGCAAGTTCCGTAACGAAACACCAATTCAGAAGGAGGCTCTGACATGAGCAAGACTATCGACAAGGCGCTGTATGTGCGCCGGATCGTGGCCGAGGACATGACTCTCGCTATGGCCGAACTGCACGAGATCATCAGCATCACCTCAAAGGGTGGAAAACGTGTGGACGGTAATGCAGTGGGTGCGCTCAAAGCACTGCGCGAACTCTCTGTGGCTGTACATGCTTGGGCTGACGCTCAGAAGAAGATCGAGAAGGCTAGTCAGCTTCCCGTAATCAGGCATGAGGCCAGCAGCGTCACGCCGCAGATGAAAGCCGCCGCACTGAAGTCAATCATGCCTCTCGCGTAATACATGCGCGCGGTATACCCCGAAGTATCCCCCCTAGGGGATACGAGGGGGATACTTCTGCCCCGCTCACCGAGCCTCATCAGCGTTGCTGGTGGGGCTTTTTGCGTTAGCAGTTCTGACTTGGAACTGTTCCAACTCAACTCTTTGCACAGGAGATATGCAAATGCAGATCACGATGCGTTCGATGGCTTCGGGCAATCACAACACCCGAGACATCGCAGTCACACAAGCACAGCTCGACGCTTGGCGCCCGGGTGTGCTGGTTCAGGATGCGTTCCCG